TCTGTTCACAGGTCATTTGCCAGTCGTAAGGACTACTCGCGATGACCGTGGCTAGAAGGATTTCGATCATTTTTTCGCGACCTTAGTCACGATACCAGCGATCATTTCAATTACTTTATAGAACTTGCCGTAAAGCTCGTCGTCTTTAGGCGTCGGTGTGACGTTAACGATGGCGAGTGCTAAAAGGTGCGCTGCGCCTGCAATGCCGACGATGCTCGACCAATTTTCTAAAATAAAAGCCATGACTCAAAGTTAGATACAATATAAATATAGTCCTATAAGTGCATACAAATGCCAGCCATTCTGGAAGACGCAGTTAAATCGATTATGAAAGAGAACCCCGATATGAAGAAAGGGGCTGCTTACGCTATCGCTACGAAACAACTTCAGAAGTCTGGTGACCTTAAAGAAGGCTCTAACACAGCTACTGAAAAGGGTAAGCGCCGTGGCGAGATGAGTAAATCGACGCGAGCAAAAACCAGAGCAAGGAAATATAAAGAAGAACGAAAACGCGGTAAAAAAGACGAACGTAACACCAGCGATCGTGACTGATATTTATGGAGTTATTACTCCCTGATTTAAAGCTTCCGGATATACAAACCTTTCCGGAACCAGTTATTGATTATTTGCAGCCTCTTTCTCCGACGTATCCGAAGGTGTTGGTGCCTTCGTATCGTCCAGGCAAAGCTACGGTGTCTTTACCGAAAGTCACCCCAAAGGGACCTGTACCAGAGCCAGAGCCTAAAAAATCAGTAGGTGAGAAGATTGTTGAAGACGTCGTTGAGGCAGTTCAACCAGCTTTAGATTCCCACACCAAAGCCATCGGCACTCTTAGAACTGACTTAGATAACTTTATTGTTGAGGTCGAAGAAAAAGAAATAGAGGCTTCTGAGGTTGTAAATACGGTGACTTTGCCAGGTAACCTCGAAATACCGATACCCAAACCAGAGATTCTTGTGACCGCCGGGACGACAGCCACAGTATCTGTGGGCGCAACACTTATAGCGACCTCTGTGTTCAAAAAATGCGTATCAGCTTTCAAACCTGTAATTAAACAAGTTATCAATCGGATTCAGAGGAAGCTTGGGAAGAAACCTCCAACCTGGAGTAGGCAGCGATTGGAACAACGTCGTCGCAGATCGCTGAAAACGGGCTCTCCGGCCTGACCATATATCCTTTTTCGTACAAGTTCACACACTCGCGTATACGAGTTAAAAGAATATCAACTCTTTTTTGTTGAATTTTTTTGCGGGCGTATTCCTTACATAGCTCAGTAATCCTTCCGTCTAACGGCACGCTAATACTGATTTGAGCACCATAATTTTCACTTCTTGTGTACTCCGGGTGAAAGCCACTGCCAAGATAAAAAGGTGTAAACACCACAGTGCCGCTATTGCAGTAATGCCCACCTGAGAATCCTTGTGTGCTGTATGATCCCTGATTTATCTGTACCGCGCTGTTGGTTACTGAACCTGTTGAGGTTGATTGGGGGTTCGCAATAACAGTCGTTCCGTCATTGGTTTGAGCGTGGGCGACGCCACCCCAAAAAAGTATTACTGAGAGAACACACTTAAGGAAGTGGTCGTTGAAGTGGTTTCGATCGTTCGCTCGATGTCCTGAGTTTCGATTACTCCAGCTGCTCGTGAGGTGATTTCCAGCTGCCAATTTTCTGCTCCAGTATTCATCGAGTAAGTTGTGCTTGAGCCCCCGATTTCGGCACTCGGAGTGACGTTGTGGCCTGTATAGCTGTTATAAGCTCCACCGTATTTTTCAATCGCAATCGTTTCAGTAATCGTCTGTTCAGTGGTAGTCGTGCTGTTCATCGAACCCTGCGTAAACGAAGGAGCGACTTGTGCAAAAGAAGGTGTTGAAATAAATAAGCCAAAAACAGCTAACCATTTAAATGTTTTCATGGTTTTGTCTTGGGTGGATTGTTTACTTCTACTTTAGTGTCTTTTTGTTTCCTATTTACATCTGAAGCTCGGCTGATCCCGTAACCAGCCAAAGATCCAGAAAAAATACTGGCGATAAAAGTTGGGTCCATTTTTTGAAAATAACCCATGTAAGAAAGTGTCAATAAAGCGGCACTCCAGCTGAGCACTGACACTTTCACAATTTCTGCCAGCCACTCGTATGAACGCTTGTTTTCTTCTTCGTTCATGGCTGAGAACTATTCTTCAGTCATATAAACTATAAGAGTTATCGGGAGTTTGTAAGTGGCAGAAACCGCTAAGAAAAAGCACCCTGAAAAATGGGAACGTGCTAAGCGGAAAGCCCGTAAAAAGATGGGCGGTCACTCTGCGCGCGCTATGCAATTAGCTACAAAATACTATAAAGAGATGGGCGGTAAGTATGAAGGTAAGAAATCAAGCAAAAATAAACTTTCTAAGTGGAGCAAAGAAGACTGGCAGACTAGAGAAGAGTATGAAAAGAAGAAAAAGTGAACTTTTTAAAGCAACAACGTAAATTATTGAAAATCGCTCGAAAAGCACAGGAGTGCGTGAACCGTGAGGAAGCTCAGAAACTTCTCCGCAAAGCACGTAAAATATTTAAAAAGCTAGAAAACGGTGGCCGACAGAGCGCGAGAAAAAGGTCGGACTGAACGCTACCTACCAAAGGCAGCGTGGGCCTCAATGTCAAAAGAGGAGCGTAAAGCAACGGATGAAAAAAAGAAGAACGCTACACGAGGTAAACCTGTAAACACTCACGTAGCCAACACTGAAAAAGCCAAACGGGCTGGCAAAAAAGCTCGGTCGTACAAAGCATCTAAAAACAATGGCTAAACAAGGACCTTGCTGGGACGGTTACGTTATGGAGGGAATGAAAAAAAGTAAGAAATCGGGAAAAATGGTGCCAAACTGTGTAAGAGCTAAGAAAAAAGCTCGGTCCTACAAAAAGTCGAAAAAATGACCGATCAAGCTTGCCCAATGTCCTCTTCTGACGATAAGGAAGAAAAGAAGGTCCTTCATTTTGAGCGTCCTAAGACTCAAAAAGAAGCTTACTGGGAGGAGCGTTGTGAAAAAGATCCTCAATCTCCTGGTTGTTTAATTTACGACGACTAATCGTCAAAATTTTCAGACTTATCTTCGGCTGCTCTGTAGGTGTAGGTTGTCTCTCCTCCTTCAGGCTCGTCATCAAAATTTTCAGACTTATCTTCGAATAATTCATAGGAGTAGCCCATTTCTCCTCCTAGCGGCTCGTGGCGATTATCCTCAAAAAAATAAATTGCCTGAAAACCGGGGTAAAAGTCTTCCGCTTCCTGAGTGTCCCAGCACTCATGTAATTCCTCTACTTCTTTATCTACCTCTTTCATCACTAATTGAGTTCTAAATTCTGCCCAGTCATCCCTGCAATTGAGACGAGCCCACGTCACTAATGTGTTCTTTCTCAGCGTGGGCCAAAAACGAAATAAAAACTCAGTCAGTTCATAGACTGCGGCGTTGAGTTTGTTGTACCGCATGATTCCATAGCTGGTGAATCAAATCTAAGTCATACCCTTTAAGACTAAAATAAAGGTAATCATTGATCATTTATTCCGATGGCTGAGGTCACTTTTAATCGTGAGCTCGGAGCTGCTCCTGCTGGTATCACCCGCTTCGGCCAGTATCGCTCCGAAAATGGCGGCAACGTTACTGTCAACAGCACGACTGAGGACACTTCTGAGGGCTCTCGTAAGCGTGCTGATAAATATGGAGTGACTTCAAGTGCAACTGGCACAGGAACTGTAACTCTTTCAGCGGGTTCTGAAGCTGTCCGTCGTGTTTACATTATGAGCGGCGTCGACGGCTCCATCCTGGGTGAAGTTGACGCGCCTAAAACGTCTGGACGCATCGATGTGTCTTTCACTTTCAGCGTGGGTGCATCCATCGAAAATTATCTGTATGTGGAGAAAACCGATCGCTCTCCCTCTGTTTATCGAGTGACGTATACTGCTGCCTGATCTTAAATAGGTAAAACTGAGTGAGTCATGTCCAATCCTCAAGACTGGGAGTGCTCGCTCGCTAAAAAAATAAAAGAGTCGATGGAAGAGGGCAAACGCACCTCTTCCTCGTACTATGTATCTATCGAAGATACCGTGAGTCGGTGTGAGAGAAAAGAGGAAGATACGGATGGGAAAGACTAAGCATCCCCTTCTAGGTCACTCAATTCTCGCTAAAACAGATACTTGGTTAACAAG